CGTAAAATTGTAGAATTATCCGATCTTGAGCTTGATCTTAGTATTGAGTATCATCGAAACATTCTGTCGCTGATGTGCACTGAGCAAGAGCAACGTCGTACAGCTAAAATGCACAGGTATGCTGGTACGAAGATTCATCTAACACCTTCAACAACAGGTGTGAACCATACTACTACGACAACAGTGAAGAAAACTCGCACAGTGTCGAAGACCAAGGCGCAAGAACAAATAGCGGCGCTGCTCAAGAACATGGCCGCCAAAGGAATGACGATGGATAAGATAGCTGCACTTTTGAAGAAAGCGTAGGAGGCACAGTGAAAATTCCAACTTGTACTTGTCATGAGGGTGCAGACAAAAGAAATTGGATAGAAAATTTAGATTGTCCTTTTCATCATCCCAAACATGACACTCCAAACGATCAAGTGAACCATCCTTCACACTATACCTTTGGACGCTTTGAGGTTATAGATGTGCTACAGGATTGGTTTCCATCGAGTCCTCTGCTTTGGCAAGTTGTGAAGTATGTTGCCAGAGCACAGCATAAAGGTAACGTGCTGCAAGACTTGAAGAAAGCTCAGTTTTATCTCAACAAGCAAATTGCAGAATTGGAGAAGTAGATGAAACCCTCCGGTCAGTTGATTGAGTTTCTCAATCGTACACCGCTTCCGTGGGTACGCTATGATGAGGCTAAGCAGAAGTTGATTGTCGTGATAGACAATCATATGTTGAGCACGTATAGAAATTGTCCTCAACATTTCTTTTACTCCAACGTCCAAGGCTACCAAAAGAAGTCCGGCGTTAAAGAAGGAGAAAAAGAACGTGCGTGGTATTTGGATTTTGGCGTTCTACTTCACAAGATGTTGGAGATGTACTATCAGGAGTTTAAGAATCCTGACTTTGATGTTACTAAGTGGGCTTCTATTCGTGCTATGGCCGAGTGGCAGGAAATGAGTATGGATGTTCACTCAGAGCACAAGGAGTTTAAGGTTATCGGCGGCGCGTTTGGTTTCGCTGGCTTGTTGATGCAGTATGCATCTGTAATGTCGCCGTTGAATGAGAAGATCAGAGTTCTTGGTACAGAAGTCTCATTTGGTAGAAACGGCGAAGTGCCTCTGTACATCGGCGAGGATATTGAAATCTATCTCGCTGGTAGAATGGATCTGATCGTAGACGATGGATACTTCATCTGTCCTATGGATCATAAGACAATGGGTGCTTTTCGCGGCGATCCTGGGATGCAATTTGAAACGGAGGAAGGTCCAACAGGGTACATTTATGCACTCTCGAAGATTCTTCCGCAGTTTGTACCAGAGGACCAGCTCTTGAAGCGTGATTGCTCGAAGATTCTGATGAACTTAATTCAGAAGAAACCAGCTTCCACACCGCAAGAACGATTTAAGCGCGTGCCGATTAGGAAGACGTCAGAGCAGCTCGAAGCCTATCGTTACAGGATGCTTGCAACTGTACAGCATCTAATTCTCGATACAGAGAGTTTTGCAGCTAGTTTTCCTCTCTGGCGTAACACAACAGCTTGCACAAACTGGCACATGACAACGTGTCCGTTCAGAGATGTGTGTAGACAAGGTTCTAGAGAAGCAGAACAAGCTACTCTCAACAATGGTTTCCTTAAGCTCCCGATATGGGATACGGAGACTGTTCAACCTACAACATTCTAACAAGCAGGAGAGGGAGCATGAGAGTCAGAGAGTTGCTAGAATTACTCAAAGATGAGCCTAAAGAAGCTCTAGTTCTGATAGAGGATGCTGAAAGTTTTGGACTTCGAGCTCTCAGTATTCAAAGACTTCCACTCAAACCTAGTAGGACATCCAAGTATATCGAATCTTGGTTGGAATACTACGGTCAACCAGTGACAATGATTACATCTTGTCCAAAAGGAGTAGAGTTCACATGGGACTAACTAAAACATACGAACCTGTAACAAGTCTGCCGAATTTGCAGATTACCAAGTGTCAGCAGATGCTTGCAAATCATATGCAATGTTGGCGAGCAGGGGATTTTCTTGTCACAATTACTACTGACACGCCGACAGACGAGAATCCGGCGGCACAAACTGTAACGACTTATCAGAAGTGTCGCGCTCATGCTTCTAGTGAGCTGACACAAGATGCACGAACAGCCGCAGATGAAGCGGCTCTGGTAGCAGCGCAGGCTGTTGTAGTAGCAGATACCGCACCTGTAGCAACCGCAGCAACTACAGCTACAAAAAAGTAACTCCAAAGGAGCAGGAATCCAATGGGAACACCAAATCCCTTCGTTAACATGGCAGGAGTACGCTCTGAGGATATACACGCCGCAGAGCGCCTCAAAATCGCCATTTTAGGAAAGCCGAAAACTGGAAAGAGTTGGCTTGCTGCTACGGCGCCAGGACCGATCAGATATTATGACTTTGATGATCGTGCCGAGTCGCTGGAAGGAAAGCCAAATTTATACATTCTTTCTAAACCAACCATGCTTCAAGTAGAGACAGATCTCTCAGTAATGAAAGCAAACAAAGCTAAAGGTCTACCTCTACCGGCAACCGTAGTCTTCGATTCTGTAACCTACATGAACCGTGCGATGGAAGAGGAGATTTTTCGGCAAGACTCTAAACTCTATCGTACGATACGTGTTGGCAACAGCACCAGCATGAAACTTCGTAACTCGTGGGACGTGATAAATGGAATCCAACGATACGTGGAATACCTTGTTGCAGAGTTTAGCAGCCTTGGAGTTAATATTATCTTTGTCTTCCACGAGAAGGATCAAAAAGACAAAGGTGAGTCCACAGCTACTGAAACAAAATACACAGGACTCGTTACGACTGATCCACAGTACCTCGAAAACAGCCTCAGTTTGTTTAACGAAGTTTATCGCATCACAGTTGATGCGACAAAACCAAACAGACAAGAGTACAAAGTAACTTGCAAGCCGAATAATGATATTTTGGCTTCTACGACTATGATGTTGGATGGAGAAGAGAAACCGAATATCATGGATATGATTGCAAAGCATAAGGCTAAACGAGCGGCCTTACCAAAACTTTAACCAGATTTCAAAACCAAAGCATAAGGAGCAGCACACAATGGCATTTCAAATGTCGTATCAGAAAGAAGAACTCTCTGGAGCATTGCCCGTACCAGCAGGATGGTACACACTACAAGTCAAGAACTTCCGTCCGAAGGCATCAAAGGATGGAGAGTCTGTGTCACTGAACGCTGAACTTGCTATCATCAACAACTCAGAGTATGACGGCCGCAGGATTTTCGCTGGTCTTAATTCTAAGGCCGGCTTCATTATCCTTGACTTCGTTCATGCTACTGGCTTGCCGATGGAAGAAGTGCAGGATGAGTTTGCTGGAACTGAAAAAGCTCACCTGACGTTGCCGGGATTCTTTGAAGGTTCTGACACACATCCTGATGATCCTTCGCAGTGGAAGTATCAAGGTCCGCTGCTTAATAAGACGATGGAAGTTGAGCTTGCGGAGACGGAGTATCAGGGTAAGAAGCGCAACGAAGTGCGGCAGTACAAATGTGCCGTGCCGGGTTGCACGGAAAAGCACAGCACGAACCTGATCAAGAACTAACACAGAAAGAGCGCGGCTTCTACGGAGGTCGCCTCTTTTTCTCTAGGCTCTTGAGGGAGCTTAGAGAAAAGGAGAATAAGAATGAGCTACCACTCTCTAAGTGAATGTACTCTTGATCCCGCTGAGCGTCTTGAAGAAGCGGGTAGAATTGTCAACATGTTGACAGCAACAGATAAGGTTTACTTCAAGCTGTCTCTCAAAGAGCGTGCCTTTATTGATGGGATGCAAACCTCTTGCTCGGTAAAACAACTGTTTTGGTTACGTGACATAAAGGATAGGGTACTATGATGGCAGACAATCCAATTCCTGAAGACCTGAAGGACGCAGTTATCTATGCGCTGACGGTACAAGTGGGAGAATTGAACGACGAGCTTGTTCGCAGGGGGAGGACGATAGAAAGCCAGCAGTCCCTTCTGGACAAGTACGACGCTGATAACACCGCTCTTATGCGAGAGAACGCCGCGCTCAGGGTACAGGTCAAGGGGCTGGAGGAGGAACGTCATGGATGAGTTGAAGAAAGGGTGGAAATAGCTGTGCCTTATATCGGCCCACGTGGTACACCTACATCTCGCATTTGGGTTATCCTAGCTAAACCCTACGGCTCTGACAAGGGTACACTCTTCTCAGGAGGAATGGGTCATGTTTTCTTCAAGATGCTTCAAGAAGCTGGCATCGCTCAGTCAGATTGCTACTTTACTTCCCGCGCACCGAATACAGACGCTCCAAAAGCTTGTGTTAATCTTGACGCTGAGTTAGCGCATCATACTCCTCCAATCATTCTTGTTCTAGGAGACGCGGCGGGTTGGTTTTTGCCGGAGTTGAGAGAGCCTAAACTAATGACTACGAGTGCAGGGCAGTTGCAGAAGTACGCCGGCTCTCTATTGTCAGCGCCGTCACTCTCGTATCCACATTACATGATTCCAATCTACGGTCCTGAACGCTGTGTTGCAGATTGGACAGAGCGGAACATTACTACCTACGTGGACTTACAGAAAGTCCGCGATGAGTTTAAGTATTGGCAGAAGAATGGTACGCTTCAAGCTCTTCCAGAACGTGTGATGAAGTATCACGACATGGATATGGATGAGTTACTTGTGTATCTTGAGCGTTTTCGTAGCGCAAAGATTCTGTCTGATGATATCGAGAATCCCACGTACAAAAGCCAAAAGTATTCCCCACATCCAGGGTATCCGCTATTGATGGGTCTTGCTGATTCAAGTACATTTGGGATTAGCTTCAGACTCTTTAGAGATAAACCAAGCGAGAACAGAGAACTCTGGAGGAGACTTGATGATCTCTATTACAATGTTCCGATTCTCTTGGGTCAGAACTTCTTTAACTATGATGCGTTGTTTCATAATATGCTGGGCTTTAGGATACGACTTGAGAGAGTCCAAGACACTTTGTTGCGCCATCATATCTTGTGGCCGGAACTGAGTCATAAGTTACAGTTCATGACCAGACAATATACTCGTGAGCCATACTATAAGGATGAAGGCCACGGATGGACACTGAAAAGTATGAACAAGTATAGGCGTTACAACTGCTTGGATGCGTGCGTTACTAGGGAAATCTACGACGCACAAGAAGAAGAGTTTCAACAAAGACCACAACTAAGGTAAGGAGAATCAATGAGCGAGCATCTGGTAAAAATTCGTGAAATCTGTGAATTTCTTCGGCAGATTGTGCCGATTTGCTATCTTCCGGTACTACAGCATAAGCTGGATGAGATTGTAGCCGAGGTTGATGCTATCAAAGCAATTCTGGAAAGAGAAGGTTTGTAGTGACGGATCGAGTAACTAACTCCTACGAGCACGCTCTCCAAGCTGCCTATTACGATATAGGCAACCGTGGCATCTGCGTCAACACAGCACGAATCGCAGAGGCTAAAGCCATCGTCAAAGCAGAAGTCACGCGACAACTAGCTATCGCATCGAATCAGTGGGGAACAAAGGTTTTTGTCGGCGCGGCTAATGCTCCAGATGAGGCTGTCAAAGGTCTTAACGCTGGCGGCGCAATCAATATCAATGCAACACAAGGTAAGTTTGCGCTGCTGACAGGCTTGAAAACTCTTGGCTATGAAGTTGTCAAAATCACAAAAAAGAACTCAGAGGGAGATTATGAGCAAAACTACTCGACCGGAGAACTTGCTCTCCAGAAAATGCTCTCAAAGAACCAATTCAATTACCCAGGCGGTGATCCTGCCATCAGAGCAATTCTTAAGATTAGAGAACTTGGTAAGCTCTACTCCTCTTACCTTAACGCTCGCTTGCTTACGAGAGGGTCTGAGGCTTTCTTCCTCTCTAACTATAACGTCGCCGGCACCCTCACTGGAAGGCGTTCTTCTAGACGACATACTTTCGGTTTTGGAAACAACGCGCAGAACTTTCCGAAGCACTCGGATATAGCATCAATGTACAGAAGATGCCTTGTCGCACGTCCTGGAAACATCTTCCTGATGGTCGATCAGATTAGTGCTGAAGATTGGCCTGTGAGTGCGCTGTCAGAGAATCATCAAGCACTCAAGGAACTTCGAGATGATACTGATGTCTACGGTCGGCATACTCGTCTAGCTTCTATCATATTTAACATCCCACTCAATGCAAAAACTCCCGGCGAGTGGAAAGAGTCAATGGAGCGGTATCTTGGTAAGAAGACTCGTCATGCTTCAAACTACGACATGAAAGCTGGTCGTATGAGCGATGCACTAGCACAGGAAGGCTTTAGTTTTAGTGAGAGTGATTGCAACACGCTTCTCAAGAAAGTTGCTGCTCATGATCCTTCTGTGCAGAAAATCTTTCATCAGTATGTCAAAGACACAATCTCCAAAACACACATGCTAGTGACTCCCTTTGGGAGAGAACGTCAGTTCCTAGGAGCGCGACCAAATGACAGTAATTCCAGTGTCTTCAAAGAGGCTTATGCTTATATCCCGCAGTCAACAGTGGGTGATAATACAGGATTTGCCGTACTTAAGATGGAGAGTGACTATCCATTGGAAGAACGCTTCATTGTGCAAGAAGGGCATGACTCAATTGTGCAGGATGTTAGAGACGATACCGAGTTTGTATATCGACGACTTTTATGCGTTGTCGATTCATTTAAACGCGACATCGTGTTTCATAATGGCATTACCGTGCAGATTCCCGTCGAAGCAGAAGTTGGTTACGATTTCCAGACAACAGTTAAAATCAAAGAAGTAACTCGTGCCGGAGTCAAAGCGGCGATTGAGAAGCTCAAGGACAAGTTAGCAGCGGCGGAGCCAAAGCAAGTTCTAATCACAGCATAAGAAAGAGCTTCTAGCATGAGCAGAGTTCTAAAGAAGCCGTTCCATGAAAGTTTTATCGACTGTGTTAGTCCTCACACCGATATTCCTGACACGTTTATTATCTGGTCGGCGCTCTCTCTCGTTGGAGCGGCGCTCAAAAACAATGTGTATTTTCAGATTGGTACATACACTCTCTATCCGAATATGTTCATAGTACTTGTCGGACCTCCTGGTGTTGGCAAAGGAGCTTCGATGAACATTCTTGAGCAGATGATTACTGACACTAAACCAAATCAGGTAGTTAATACGCTGTCTGATCGCATTACCGCAGAACGTATTATTGAGCGTATCTCGGATGGCTGGAGTACGGCGCCGCAGCTAAAGAATATGCAACTTGTGCTAGGTAAGAATGACCACAACTGCTTGCTCTTTAGTTCTGAGATTCGTGTCTTGCTTGGAGCATCAGATTGGATGCTTGAGTTCCTTGAGGAAGCGTGGAGCAAAACAACCTATGAGTATCAAACAAAGAATAAGGGAAATGTGGCCATTGATAATATGTGCTGCTCTTTGCTTGCGGCAAGCGTTCCAGATTTTCTTCGCAATGTCAACAGAGAAGCTCACATGGTTATTACTGGTGGATTTTCGTCACGATGCTTGTTTATCTATGCTGAGAACCCATCTAAAGACTTGCCGTTTCCAGAGCCGCTCAAAAAGAATCTAAAGTCCAAAGCACTCTACGACAATCTCATCCTCGATCTGCAAGAAATAGGTACTCTTCGTGGAGAGTTTGTCATAGACACCGGCGCACGATTACGCTTTGAGGCTTTCCTACGTCTCAATCGTGCTGCCTCATCAAAGGATGACTCTGAAGCTGTAGCAAACTTTCGAGCTAGAATTAAAGCTCACATTCTCAAGTTAGCTATGATCTTCAGTGTCTCACGGGATAACTCTCTTCACATCTCTGATATGGATATGGTCAACGCCATAGCAGAGATACAAAAGATTCTCGTAAGTTTGATAAAGCTTTTCCGCGGCGCTGGAGAAGGAATGGATGCCGCAGTAACAGCGCGAGTACAGGATTTTATCGAGAAGTATGGTAGAGTCTCAAAGAAAGAGATTTTCAAAGCCTTGCACAGACACTTGAACTCTCCAGAAGCTCTCGATAGAATTCTTTACGTTCTTGAAGCCATAGGTTATTGTACTGTGGTGAACTCAAACAAAATGACGTTTTATCAACCTGTAGCAAAAAAGGTAGGTCCGTGATGGCGATTTGGAGTATACCAGAATCAAGCAGGTCCGTGAATGTAGCACCAGAAGAACCAGTAGTACCTGGCGCACCAAATTTTCTTGAAGCTGAGCGTCTAAAGCTCGAAGCCGAAGACGCTGCTGACATAGCACTTAAGTCTTCCAACGAGATTGTACTTGACGGCTCTAACAAAGTTACTATTCCAGGCTATGCTTATACATTCGAAGCTCTGGGAGAGAGGATACTTGTTAGCTTAGATATCCCACTCTCAGGCTATGAGTGTAAGACTTGTCTGGGTAGAAAGCGTATTAAGTATCAGTGTGAGTGTGTAACGTGTGGTAGAGCAGGTCTTAAGTACACGTCGGAGCAAATAGCGGGCCTTCGTGAAGATCTTGGAGATTCTGTGGCGGATGCTAGAGCTTCTTTCGTTTGTCCAGAATGCGGTGGTAATCCTAACAGCGTTGCCAAAGACGAAGTCTGCCCAGAGTGTAAAGGTGTTGGTGGTAGAGTTTGGATTCCACGTTCAGCAAAAGAATTCCCTACCACCGGCGTCGTAGTCTCGATGGGTTCTGTAGCAAGAGAGAAAGCTGAATTTAAGATCGGTGACCGTATTCTCTTTGGTTTCCAAACAGGAACAATGATTCCAAATAAGGCTGGGCTTCCATTTAAGTACATGGACTACTACAACGGCGCGATCAAGATTGAAGGTGCCGAAGCTATGGCAGCTTTTGATTTTGTACTGTCGGCAGCTTAAGAAAGCGTAAAAAAGCATAGAAAAGCCCACTCTAGAGAACATTCTAGAGTGGGCTTCTTGTTTGTGCGCCCCGGCTTACTACCTCAGCGCGTTCGTGTTCCGCTTGCAAATTGTCCCTGCCGCCCTCAATTTACTTGCCAAGAAACGCTGCTCACATCCGTAGTCGCAATGGTATCCGTCGCGGTCAGGGAGTTGATAACAAAGCTGCTTCCCGCGCTGATCGTTCCAACG